TACAGAATAGTAGATCGCTACCGCAGATATTGTTAAGCCAGTGAGAAGTAATAGCCAGGCTAAAATCATCGGATCCTTAAGCGGCGTCGTCGTCTGTTGAAATTAAAGTAGTGCCGTCCATCGGTGTTACTGTGATAGTACCACGTAGATCGCTATAGTTACATTCGTCTTGATTGTTAGTTACATCATTTGCTTGGACTTGCTGTTGGGTGCCTTGACCTACAAACGGATCGCTACCTTCATCTGGAACAAACACACGTACTGAACGAGTAACGTTGGTAATCAACGCTCTCATGATAGCTTCTTGAATAGCTTCTTCTGTTTGGTTGATGCCTTCGTCGTCGTACGGGCTACTTGCGCTACCATCGTTGATAGAACGTAGATATTTGCGTTCCATAGCTAACAATGGAGAGTGAGCTTCTGAATTGTCATCGTCGATGCCAAAACGGTCATACTTGACTGTAAACGCAAGGTGGTTCGCTTGATATTCACCGGTAACTGGATTACTACCAGTTAGTGCTTCTAAGTCTAAAATCTGTGCGTCAGCATATTTGGTAAGTTCTTCGATGATGCGCTGGAAACGCAAGTTACCGCGGGCAAGAGTTACTGCCGACTGTGCTGTTTGGGGTAAATCGCTTCCTGTGAAGTTGTCCCATGTAAATGGCTGTACTGCTCCGCCTGAAGCACCTACACTAGTGGAATATATGTCACTGTCTGTCATGTCCATAACGACACGGAAATAGGCTGGTTGTAATTGATTTGGGTCTTGTTGAAATCCTGATGGCATCTTTGTGCTCCTTAATTATCTAATATTTATGCTTAATTCACTTAAAGAAAATTAATGCCATCAAAACTGCTTGAATAATAAAGCCAAAGCCAATTGTAACAATGTTTAGCATATCTTTTTGTACTGTGGCTTTAAGAAAAAGCAAAGTTAAACCAGACCAAACTAGCAGTATAAGATCAACGCCGGGCAAACGATCGGTCAGGCCGCTCATAACTGCTAGCAAACTAGGGATCGTTGCGGCATGCAATATAACAGCCGCCATCCATCCTAGCGTTTCAGCTGAAATGTGCGAAAACTTATTGGCTACAAACTCTTTAAATTCAGTAATGTTTACGAACTGGTTCATTTGTCTTCTCTCTTTGCTTTGTAAAAAATGTGATTACCAATATTGCCTATCTTTTCTAAAGGCCAGCGTGGATTTACATAGTTAGCATGATAATACAGTGCATCTTTTAGAATGTCAAGTTTAAACCCTTCCAAAAGCACTTTCTTGGCTACTTTGTAGCTTTCATCGTATGCGGCTTGATTAACAGGGCGTGTTTTAGCGGCACTCTCACATGCCCATGAGAATTGGCATACGACTCGTTCCATTATAACATTCTTTTGATAAACAACACCGCAAACATCTTTGCCAAATTGTCCCTTGGCTACTCTGTTCATAGTTACTTGTGCTACAGCGACTTTACCTTCGAATGGCTCATAACCAGCTTCACGATAGATATTAAGTGCTAGGCAATCCAACTGTCGTTCACGGGTTTGAATCGTGACTACATCTGGTGCGTTATAGATAGTCGATTCTTTTAGTCTCGACATTTTGGTTTGTGTTATTGATGTAACAAACATAGTTACAGCAATTAGGCCTGCCAACAGGGCAGACAATCTCATTACTTTTTCCATAGTGTTTTCTCCTTTCACTTGGTGTGATTAAAATCAATCACATTACATTAAGGGAGTTAACTTCACGAGGCTCAATAAAAGAACCCTGGGTTCGTGTAGTTGTCTCCATTAGCCACTGCGTTCTCATAAAACACAGTACCTTTGGCGAGCATGGCTTCCCGAATCTCACGGGTTTCTCATTGGCCAAGACTCGCGGGTCCAATCAAAATAGTACTACTTTTAACTAGACCTACTATCTTGTTTCTTTGCGAAACGTATAATATATAGTTCATATGTACAAAATTTCCCGTATAATGTGGTATTATCGTCTCATTTTGGAAATATCAACTGCTTCTTCGTCGGAAAAGACAGGTACAGCATTAGACTTATGCATAGTAGCAATGCCTTTTACTTTAGTGCCGGTATAAACTTTTGGTTCTGCTACAGTACATGGGCCGCCTGTAAATGGCAAACTCGGATGCTTGACGTCTGTGCCTGCACGACTATAAATCTTGGGTTCAGGTTTCCAAACTTCAGTAGTTAGTGCTCGCTTACGTTTACGATCTTCTTGCTCAATATTATGTTTCTTGAGCAGTTCTTTCCAACTTGCGTCCAAATCTCTAGCCTTTCTTGCTTGTTCTGCTGAAGCAAATTTCTGTTTACCTTTTTTCTTGCCTGTAGTACTAAGCCACGGGCCTTCTAAATGCATACTCAAAATATTCTCCAAAAGTTATAACAATACAGTTATTATACTGCCTAACTTTAGATAAGTCAATAATTTTTATACTCGAAATGATTCGCCACACCCACAGCGATCACGTTCATTTGGATTGATGAAATCAAATCCTTCATTGAGTCCGTTGCGGACCCAATCCATAGTTAGCCCATCTAGGTAAGCCAAACTTTTAGTATCTATTAACACTACAAAATCTGGATGACCAAAATTAGTTACACCAACTTCTGCTTCATACTTATCCACATATTCCAGCGCATAAGCGAGTCCGCTACAACCGGTAGTTCTTACACCTATCCGAATGCCCACACCCTTGCCGCGCTTTTCTAAATTTTGTTTAATCTTTTTGTATGCTGTGTCGGTTACGGTAATCATTTACAGCCGCCTTGATAGCATCTTCTGCTAGAATTGAACAATGTATTTTTACTGGAGGTAGTGCTAGTTCTTCTGCGATTTGGGAGTTTTTAAGGTTAATAGCATCATCAATATGCATACCCTTAACCCACTCTGTAACCAGCGAGCTACTGGCGATTGCCGAACCGCATCCGTATGTCTTGAAACGAGCATCTCTAATAATACCATTTTCGTCTACCTTGATTTGTAATTTCATTACATCGCCACAAGCTGGTGCTCCTACCATACCAGTACCAACTGTAGGATCATCCTTTTCAAATGACCCTACATTACGTGGATTTTCATAATGATCGAGAACTTTATCGGAATACGCCATTATTGTGTACAGGTTCTAGTACGTGTGATTGTACCATCTGCATGTTGTGTTTCTGTCCAAACAGTACAGTTTGGTTGAGACGTTACTGAATACACCGGTTGTTGCTGAACTATAACAGGTTGTTGTACAACTACTGGAGGTTCATAGTAACGAGGACGATTAAGTTCGTATCCGATTACTCCTCCAATAATTGCCGGAGCAACCCAATTGCCGCCATATCCGCCACGATAATAACCGTGATGATGATGCCATTGGGCGTTAGCTGTGCCTACCACTGCTAACATTGAGATTGCTAATAATAAATGTTTCATAATAGTCTCCCGGCTATACTAATATAACGCCTTAGACTAATATTTAGTTGACTTATTTTACTTCTTTACGAGCGTTCTTAACTGCGGTAACGTCGTTGCGAGTTTCTTTACACAACTTGGCTAAGTCTTGGCAGGCTTTACGAACACGAGTGCCGGCAGCGCCAACTTCCTTGTCATAAAACTTTTCGAAGTCTGCTTCCATTGCTTCTACGATTGCTGTGAATTCTGCGTATTTGTTTGTTGCCATAATAATTCTCCTTGTCTAATAGTTATGTCGACAAGCTAATGATACTGCTATTCGTGGTTGAAAAGCAACTATTATGAGCAAAAACAATCGGGTCCGGAGGTAGTAATGGTTTGTCCGTCAGCCATAATATCACCTTCACGGGCTATGCCTTTGTGTTCGATAAACACTGTGGTCGATCCTGCAACAACTCCTGCGCCGGCGGCGTTGATTGTTGCTCCAGTGGTAGCGGCATTTTGATTGTTAATAAAAACAGTACTAGATCCTGAAATTAACATTTGATTACTAGAACTGTCAATTCCAACTCGAGCCATTCCGGGCATAATTATTCTCCTAGTATCTTAACTGACCTAGTAATCGATTTAGTTTCAGCTAGAGCCTTTTTAGTCATTTGTTCTGGTTTAGTGATCCCTAACCATTCTTTAACTGATGTAAAGGCAGCGGCTGCTGTTGTTCCGATATAGCTAGTCGCAACCCAACCGCTTAGTGTGATTGTAGTCCAGCGAACTGCATCACCAATTTGTGTTTCAACAAACCCAATCGCCGATGTTTGAGCTTTAATGATACCTGCATCATCAATCGCTTTATTAATTTTATCTGTAAATTTAACATCAGGAACAACTGTGGGCGGAAGTTCGGATCTTTCTAGTGCGGCATTAGTTGTTGCCTGTTGGAATTCATTGTTATGCATTTGGTCTGCAAGTGCCAGCTGGGCTGTTGTTACTCCGCTAGATACTTGAGAATTGATTCCAGCTAATGCTGTGGCGATAACTCTAAGTCCCGCAGTTTGTTCTGAACTTGATTCCATTGTGCTAGCCATTATTGTAGCAACGTCATTTAATGCACTGGCTATAACTTGTAAAGAAGCGGCTGGTGTTCCTGGTGTTTCTGACGTAGTCGGTGTAAGCAGATGATTGGCCAGTGTTGCGTTAAGAGTTGTCAACTGGGCGACTACCGCAGTTGTTTGAGCATTAACTGCGGCTGTGAGACCGGTAACTGCCAATGCAGTATCTTCGGTAATAGTCCAAGTACCTGTGCCGGCACCTGTAAAAACGGCAGCAACAGTTGTAGCCATAATGATTCTCCTAGTATAATATTTATGCTAGTTTAATACCAGTAGTTGACTCTATAAATTGTTTGGCAAACTGTGCATCAGTTGCTTCTGCCACTGTAACTGTAGATTTTTGTAGTTTAACTTCAACATCAGGATTGACTGTAAACAAGTACGGCATTAGCCCAGGTCCTTTTGGACCCATACCAATAACCTGCGGGTTCTTTAGCTTATAGTGTAATGGGCCGTCTTCTACTAATTTAGCAACAATTTCTTCACCGCTAGTTAGTTTGAGTGTAACTACTTCCCCTTCGGAGAAACCTTTTGAAATTAACATATTATCCTTTGAGTGTGTTAAAAAATTCTTCGTCTTTACCTGCTAGGCCTTGGTAGCCACCAGGTAACAGTACACCATCTTTAAAAATTTGTGGAACTGAGCGCAAACCCAAATCTACCAATGTTTCACGATGTTCTGGTTGTTCTTCAATATTGATTGAATTGTATGTAATACCCTTGCTTTCTAATAATGCTTTTGCACGATCGCAGAATGGGCAGTTGTTTTTTGAATATATTGTAATCATAATAACCTTATTATAGCGCAGGTAATTCGTTGTAATCAATCGCATCGGACATCACTCCGATAACATAGTTAGTTGATTCATTTTCCTGCAATGCAGTTTGTTTCTTACTAGTATCGCTATGTTTGTTAAACCACGGAATAGGAGTTGACTTAGGAGCAGTAGCGTTATATTTGATACCAATATCTTTTAGTGCGCCAACTGCTGTATAATCAACAAAGTCCTTTAAAATGTTAGCGTTCAAACCAATAACCGGTCCTTTGTTAAACAAGTAGTCCGCCCAATCTTTTTCCTCACGTATAACATCCATGTATAGTTGATACACTTCCTGCTCACATTCGCCTTTGATTTCGGCGAAGCGTGGATCTTCCTTGATCACTTGATTGATCAAGAAAGCTGTCCAACCTTTGTGTAGTAGCTCGTCTTGCAGAATCAAGCTAATGATATTGCCGTTACCAATAAAGATTTTATTCTCCACCATTGCTAGACTTGTGGCAAACGATACCATAAAGCGAAACGCTTCTAGAGCATAGCTAGCATGAAGTGCAAGCCAGATTGCTTTAATATATTCTTTTTCTGGAATTGTTTCGCCTAGTTCCTTGCGACAATTAACAACATGTAATTGATCATAGTAGTTACCTACTGAACTAGCCATGCTGACAATTTCTTCAGTGTTATGAATTGTGTTAAACACATCCTTTGGTACGTTGTAGATGTTGCGAATGATGTGCGAGTATGAACGACTGTGGATATTAGTTTCAAAGAATGTCCAGTTGTATATTAATGCTTCTAATTCTGGAAGACTTACAACCGGAGCAAAGACTTGACTTGGGCCGCGGCCTTGCAAACTGTCAAGAGCAGTTTGCCTAAGCAGGTTACTAGTGAAGATATGTTTAACTGCATCTGATGCGTCCTTAAAATCGCCAGCGTCT